ATCGTTATACCAGTTTCTGACGCTGTTCCCGAACCCGGCAAGCCCGACCCCGCCCTGTTTGAATTTCTGGACATCACCGCCATGCGGCTTCTCCCCAAGCCCGTCTACATGATCGAGGGCATCGCCATCGAGGAGGCGCTGGGCTTCGTCTTCGGGCCGCCCGGGTGCGGAAAGAGCTTCCTGACCATCGGCATGGCCCTGTCCATCGCCGCCTTCGTCGGCCAGTGGTTTGGCCACGACATCAAGAAGGGGGGCCCGGTGATCTACATTTCGTCCGAGGGCACCGGCGACATGGTCAACCGCATCGACGCATGGGAGCGCGAGGTAGGGGTCAAGGTCGAGGGCCTGCCCTTCTACCTGATCCGGCAAAGCATCAACTTCATGCTCGCGTCCGACGTTGACCGTCTGATCAAGACCGTGGCCGCAATCACAAGGCTCACAGGGCAGTCCCCGGTTGCGATCTTCGTCGATACGGTCAGCCGCGTGCTGCCGGGTGCCGACGAGAACCTGCAGAAGGACATGACGCTCTTCATCGCTGCCTGCGACATCCTGCGGACGACTTTTCACGCGACCGTGATCGGCGTCCACCACACAAGCCGTGCGGGCAACATGCGTGGCTCGACGGTGTTCGACGGCGCGGGCGACTTCCTGCTCGGCATCGAGCGGGGTGAGGGCGAGACCGTCGGCACAATCCACGCCAAGAAGATCAAGTCTGCGCGCGACGGCTGGGATCTGCCCTTCGAGCTGAAGACGGTCGTCCTCAACAGCCTCACGGGCGAGAGCAGCCTCGCGGCCATCCCGTGCGAGAAGGCTGAGGAGAAGGCCAATGCGTGGCCGCCGAGGGATGTCTGCAAGAAGATCCTGCAGGCCATCGGGCAGGCGTGGCACAGCGGCAAGCCGTGGTCGAGCTACCCCCAGACGCGCAAGCAGGGGCGGTACGCTCCGGCGATCATCAAGCAGCAGTTTGACGTGGCCGAGCGCGTCGCCGAGAGCATGGTTGATGCGTGGCTGAACAACCAGATCATCTCCTACGAGATGGTGGACAAGAACACGAAAATGCAGGGCCTTAAGGTCACCGGGAGCATCGACTAATGCGTAAATCCCAGCCCTCCAAACGTCGCTGGATCGCCCGCGTGAAGGCCGGAAAGTGGGTTCCGAAACAGGTCGTTTTCTTCCTCGACGCCCGGCGGAACCTCGGTGATCTCTATGAGAGCCACCCCATTGAAAGCGGCTTTATGAGGCTGCGGGAGCCAACCCCCGCAACACCCGCAACACCCGCAGAAGAACAGAAAGACCAATAAAAACAATGCGGAGGTCATCCTCCGCAACCCCCGCAGGTATCTCCGATGAGGATTTCCGAGGTTTGCGGAGGTTGAAGGAAAAAGTCCAATGAAATCAATGCGGAGTTCTGCGGAGTTTGCGGAATTAGAACTCCGCAAAGTTTCAAAAAGTTACGGAACTTAGACGGTGTAACAACTATCGTTGGTACTACATCCTGTCCGTCTGTTAGAGGCGACGACGGTAGGGTGAGGCGGGGTGTCGATGGAACCCCGCCGCTCACCGGAGCGTCTCAGCCGGACCTGCGCGGGGTCGGGCTTCCGCTTCGCTCCAGCCCTCGCCCGCGTTTTAATTGAACATTGACGGAAGACATGTTGTTGATTTATAATTACGTGTTTCAACTTACGGAGAGTGGACATGGATCAGATCGAAATTGGTGGGAAGATGCTGCGCCGGACGGCAGGGCAGCGGGAGGTTGCCCGGAGCGGCGGCTGGATATTGCACAGCTCGGTGACTTCGCCCTGCGGCAGGTATCAGAACTACAAGCTGTACCGCGACGCCAAGGCCGCGCCGAAGAAGGTCTTCTACCTCGGGTACGATCTTCAGGCCGGTGAGCTGTGCTACCTGCACGACAAGATTGTTCTCGACGAGCACTACGCTGGCATGTGCGATTGGGTCGCGTCAGCCATCCAAGGCAGGGGCGGGGAGGCACCGTATTTTAAGCCGTATAACGATATCGGCAAGGAGACCAAGAAGGTGGGGTCTGTCCTTGAGGGGGACGTGGTGGGCCGCATTCTTGAGATATTGGCGGCGCACTGGCGTCGGGGCAGCCCGCTGTCTTGCTACTCCCAGACGCGCAAGCAGGGCCGGTACGCTGCCAGCATCTTGTCTGCCGAGTTAAAGCTCTCGCAGGCCGACGTGGAGGAGACTATCGGATACCTGATGAGCATCCGCGTGATTGAGCACGCTGTCGCCAATAAGGCCACAAAGCTCAAGGGCCTCCGGGTCGTGAAGAAAATGGAAATGGAGATCTGAAAATGGCCAAGGCAGCGAAACCAGTGAAGCGGGTGAAGACGAACGACGTGCAGGGGTACGCCTTCGGGGTGCCGATCACCGGCAAGACGAACGACTTCCCAAGGTGGCACGAGACACCCGGCATGTTCATCGCCGGGCAGGAGGAGATCGACGAGGTGGACCTTGTCGCCTCAGAAATGGAGCGCAAGTGGGGCTGCGACCGGCTGCGGCTCATGGTCCCGAAGGAGCTGCGGGAGAAGTTCGACCGGCAGCGGTACAAGCTCAACCAAGCGATCTGGTACGGGGATTTGGAGGCCGTGAAGACCGAGGCGCAGCGGATGGTCAAGGCGTGGCGCGCGCTGGACAAGGCGGCGACCGAGGACGGCAGGAACCAAGCCGCGCCGGAGGTGTGGGAGACCACCCTCAGCGACGGCACCGTGGCCGTGATCGCGTGGGACTGGAAGGACGCCGCGCTGTTCGAGGCCCAGCGCAATGGGCGGAAGGCCGAGGTTTACACGCTGGCCGAGGTCGGCAGGATGATTGAGGCGTTCCCGGAAGTCATGCGCGCCAAGACCATCTTCCCGGGTGCCGAGGTGACGGCAGTGAGGGGGCCGGATCGGGATCCCCTGCGCGCCATCCCGGACAGCGTCTCGCCGATTGACGACGTCCTGCCGTGGGATGAGACCGCCAAGGATCAATTCTAAGGGGTCTCTGGCTGGCAAAACGGAAAGGGCCGCTGGGGTGATGCCCCGGCGGCCCTTAAATCGTCTCAGTGGCGTTCTAACAGTTTATGCGAATTGCGCCACCGGCTGTTGGAACTGTGCGACCTGATCGGCCACCCAGTCCATGTCGATGGTGCCTGTCGCCATCCCATTGAGGAGGATGGCGGTGGCTTGTGGGACGGGGTTTGCCCCCGCCCGCCAGAGCTGGACGGCCCGGCTGGTGTTGCCGGTCATCAGCGCCACGTCGGCTGTGGTGAGGCCGAGCTGGCCGCAGATCTCGCTGAACTCGTCGGGTGTCACTGCGGGAGCCCCTTCTTCATCTTTGTCACAATCTCGACCGTGACTGTCGTCGCCAGCAAGCTTGAGATGAGGTCGATCATCATGTCTGGGTCGAGGTAGACACCGATGGTGGTGCCGTCTTCGAGGCTCCTGACGCGCAGGAGGACGTCCCCGTTTTTGAGGCCGACGAGCCGGACAATATCGCCGTCGCAGTCTTCGCCTTCATAGAGGATTGTTTCGTTTTCCATGTGCTTTTCCTTTCGGGTGTGGGTGGCGGGGCCGGAGCCCCACCCGTGATGATCAGGCCGCCTTCGCGGCCTTCTTGGCCTTGATGCGGACGACGGGGTACGCCACGCCCTCCTTCTTGCAGGCTTCGAGCTGCTCCTTGGTGATGAGCTGCAGGAGGGCCTTTTCGTCGATGGTCTTGCGCGCCTGCACGGCGACGTCGAGGTCGGCGGTCTCGCCCGCGAGGAAGCCGTAGCCGCCGACAATGGCGATGACGTCGTCCTTGGCCTGCTTGAGGATTGCTTCGGCGGCTTCGACTTGCGCCTTGGCGGCGAGGTAGACTTCGACGGCTGCGGTGGTGTTGGTCATATCGATCTCCATAAGGTTGCGGTCTCAAGTGACCGTGAACATTCTTCGCATGAAGAAAATTCACGGTCAAGAACTTATTTCATCAGCGCCCGAAGAAATCGTCGAAGCACGCCTCTTCGAGGTTGCTGCCCTTCGAGAGGATCATCACGATCTTGTTGTGCGCGGCGCTTTCGCGCTGCAGGACGACGGTCGTGATGTCGCCGTTCTCGTCCACCAGCTCGGCGTCAATCGGCCCGCAGTCGTCAATTTCGGCGTAGGGGTAGGTGATGCCGACGCTGCTGTCTGCGGGCTCGATGTAGTACTGCACCGGCAGAATGCCGCTCGCGGTGTAGGTGTAGCCGTTCACGGTGACTTCGATGCCGTCAAAGGCGTATTCGATGGTGTGGGTCATATCAATCTCCATACGGTGGCGGTCTCTCTTGACCGTGATTTATCTTATGCGAACTAAATTCGCAGGTCAACCGCTTATTTCATCGGCTGATAAAATATTTTTGGCGTCCTCCTGCGTGATGGGGGCGAGGGTGTAGCCGAGGTGCTTGGCGGCCAGCGCCAGCGCCTCTCGCATGGCTTCGTCGTGAAACGCCACATTCTCTTTCGGCACCCAGTAGCACAGGTGCGCGCTGTTGGCGGCGTCGTTCAGGGCGCAGCGGGCGTAGATGTAGTTGAGCTGGTCAATCATATCAGTCTCCATTGGGGGGGTGGTTGGGAAGGGACGGGAGGGGCCGGAGCCCCTCCCGGGTGTCAGATGATGGCGCGCGAGCGGCTGGCGAGGTGGTAGGCGTGCTGCGCCTCATAGAGCAGGGTGCGGCCCTGCTTCAGGGGGCCGGTGTAGAGGCAGCCGAACTGCCTGCCGCGCTCGTACTTCCACTGGTCGGAGGCGCTGCTGCGGAACGCCTCGGGGTCGAGGGGCACGCCGCTCTTGACCTCGGAAAACCCGCGCATGAAGGACTTGGCACGCATGACCGCGCCGGTGGTGATGTTTCTGGTGGGGACTTGTGACATATCGATCTCCATAAGGTTGCGGTCTCAAGCGACCGTGAACATTCTTCACACGAATAAAATTCACGGTCAACTGCCATTTGCAAAAAATATCACCCGTCAGGGAAATATTTTTTGTAGTGGATCTGACCGGCGTCGGTCAGGGTCGCGATCTCCCACGCGCGCTCCCACGCCTTGATGAGGCTGGGAAAGGTCTCGCGGCTGTGCGAGCCCGCCGATTGCAGGGTCCACTTCGCGCCCTTGCAGGGGTGGCTGATGACGGCTGCGAGGATGCGGCTGCCGCCGGGCACGACAGGATCCACATAGACGCCGACCTCGCACCAGCCGCCCTCGCGGCGGTCCGTGCGCTTCGTGATGTAGTGGACGCGACATTCGAGGATGGTCATGTCGATCTCCATAGGGTGGGTGGTCGGGGGCCGGAGCCCCCGCTGTTGTCAGGCGAAGGCCGCCTTGTACTTGGCCTCGGAAGTGAACTTGCCGTCCACGTAGATCCGGGCGGGAAACTGATTGAAGAGCAGGCCCTTCGTGCTGGTCTTGACGATCACGTCCTGATCAATGGCCACCCTCTTGCCTGCGCGGTGGCCGGTGATCAGGTAGTTGCAGCCCGCGAAGTGCTTGATCTCGATCTGCTCCAAGTCGCCAATCTTGCTCTCGATCTTGGCCTTCCACTGCAAGACGGCGGCCTCGGCATAAGCGGCAGCGGCCTTGGCGAGCTTGGCGTCGTCGATGATGCAGTCTGAGCTGATGCGCTCGCGCGGGGCCAGCACGGGGGCGACGAGGGCGGTGAAGGTGCGGGCGAAGTGCCAGTTGTTGTAAACGCCGGGCAGCGCCGTGCCGAGCGTCTCGACCATCGTCGCGTGGGCCGAGCGGACCTGACGCGCGTAGCGGTCAGCGAGAGCGGGGCGGAGGGCGGCGAGGGCTGCGGTGAGGTCGGTCATGTCAATCTCCATAAGCTGCGGTCATCAGCGACCGTGACTTAGATATAAGCGAACTAAATTCGCCTGTAAACCCCTTCATCGAATTATTTTGAAAAAAGATTTCCGCCGACGCCGCGCTTGACGCTGTCCCGAAATTGAAGGATGATGCGAACGCATTACGCATCACATGAGGGGTTCATGACCAATAATCAGTTGAAGGCGTTCGTTGAACGCATTGAGCGACTTGAAGGCGAAAAGGCAGCCATCGCCGACGACATCAAGGAAGTCTACGCCGAGGCCAAGGGCACCGGCTTCGACCCAAAGATCATCAAGAAGGTGATTGCCATCCTCAAACGCTCAAGAGACGAGGTCGATGAGGAGCAAGCCCTGATCGACACGTACATGAGCGCGCTCGACAGCTCAGCAAAGACGCCCTTCGCCCGGGCCGTCGCCCGCAGCGTCGTCGTGTCAATAGATCAGGAGACTGACCAGTGAAACGCAGCTTCGATCCAGCCACGTCCCTCGCCTATCTGACCTTTGAGCAGAAGCTGACCGCCGCGTGGGCGTATCACGTCAAGGGCGTCGATCAGCACACGCTGGCGTCGATCTATGGCGTCAATCAGGGGCGCATCTCTGAGGCCTGCAAGGCTGCCGAGCACGCCCTGTCCGAAATGAAGGTGAGCCGTGCCGCCCCGCAAGAAGCCTGAACAGCCTGACGTCCCGACCGAGCCCACACGCCCGGTCGGGCGTCCCTCGTCATACAGCGACGCGCTTGCCGATGCTGTCTGCGAGCGCATGCTCAATGGCGAGAGCCTCGTCAAAATCTGCGAGGACGAGGAGATGCCGAGCCGGACGACGATTTACCGTTGGATGGACGCCCGCCCCGATTTTGTTGCACGGTGCAATTACTCCCGTAAATTTGGAGGGCGCTGAGGTGTCCGATGATCTGATTGAAATTTACGGGCTATTTCATCCTGAAACGAAAGAACTTCGCTATATTGGCAAGGCTAAATGCTCCAAGCGCCGCCTGAAGAGTCACCTGCGTGATGCTAAACGTCGAAATACGCCAGTTTATTGCTGGATCAACAAGTTGGCATCGCAGGGGAAAACCCCAGAGTGCAGGGTTCTGATTTCAGTTTCTGAAGAATTTTGGAAGTCAGCTGAAATTTTTGCAATTGAAACAGCACGAACCGAAGGGTTCCGGCTGCTTAACGTCGCTTTTGGTGGCGATGAGCCGCATTGCTCTACTGAGGTCAGACGCGCGAATGGCATCAAAACGGTACGCACGAGAGATAAGGAAAAAACACGAAAAATGACGTTTTTGAGTGGTGCCTTGCGTAGTGGCCACGTTTTGGAGAACACTAAACAAAAAATGCGTGATATTCCTGAGTTGATGAAGACATTCGCGAGGTATCTATGAGCCCGAAAAAAGCCGGTCGGCCAACTAAGTTCACGCCTGAGATCGCCAACGCTATCTGCGAGCAGATGATTTCCGGTCGTGATCTGCTCGATATCTGTGGGGATTTGGACATGCCAAGCCGGTCCTCAGTCTACCGCTGGCTGCATGACTACCCCGAATTTGAAGCACAATACGCGCGCGCACGCGAGGCTATGGCAGACCTTGAACTGAGAAACCTGAAGCAGCTCGCCGACGATTGCACGGAGGACAACGTCAATTCGACGCGCGTCAAGCTCAACCACTTCCAGTGGCGGCTTATGAAGATAGCACCTAGGGTGTATGGAGAGAGGGCACGCACTGAGCTGACCGGCGCTGACGGCGGGCCGATCCACATCAAGGCCACAACCATCGACGCCCGGCAACTAGAACCCGAAGCCCGAGAGGCGCTGAAGCAGGCGCTGTTCTCGGCCAAACGACTGACCAATGGAGATTAAAATGACACCGATCCAGAAAGAATGGTTTACCCCGACGGTCCATGCCTCCCTTCAGCGCGAGGGCCTTGAGACGCTTGAGCAGATTGCGGCCTATGGACACCGGGCATTGGCTAGGTGCCCGTATATTGCTGATAAAAATGTCGCACGCATGAACAGAATATTGATCGATCACGGCCTGTGTTTTTTTGATGACTACAACCCGCAGAAAAGGGGCAGCGGCGGGGGGTCGTACTGGACCCCGGAGCGTCTTAAAAAGGCAGCCAGCATGCTTGACGCTGGCATGTCCGAAATGGACGTCGCGCGGTGCTTCGGGAAGGACTATTCGCTCAGTATGCGCCTCGCCTTGGATCGGTATGGCTACTCTCTCCCACGCAGCGCCACGCTTGTCGCCCGCCTGCGTGCCAAGTTAGCTTCAATCTCACATGAGGCCGCCGACCGCATTGAAGAGCTGGAGGCTAAGGTCGCCAAGCTTGCAGGGAGGGAGACCAATGGCTGACGGTATCGTGGATCGGCTCAACAGTTCGCATGCTTTTCTCGGCGACCCCCTCCACAAGGAGGCCGCCGACGAGATCCTGCATCTTCGGGAGGCGCTGATCGACATCCTTCGCACATTCGACTACGCGCCGCGTGGCGCTTACAAGGCTCGATATTTCGCAGCCTTGGGCTTTGCGAGGCGGGCGTTGCGCGCCAAGGGAATGAAGATTGGATATGGCAACGTGATCGCGCTGCTCGACGCTCAAGAGAAGGCCAATGATTGACGCCGACGCCCGGCGGCCAACGCCTTAACCCTAAGGAAAACCCATGCCCGACAACTTAATCCGCATCCTCGTCCTTCTCCTCGTCCCCGTCCTGCTCGTCTACGCGATGCTCGTCGCCATGTGGCTCGCCCTCGTCGAGGTGGCGCGCGACCTGAACGACGCGCTGCGCAACCCGCAGTCCACGCGCTTCAATCACTGGAAGTTCTGGCGCTGACCACGCGCACTCCGCCGGACGTTCTGCTGTCACACAAATTGTGATACACTGTCACAATGACTGGCGGGAGCACGCATCATGGTCCTGAGCCCGGCGGAGCTGCATGCTCTGATATTACAGATGGGCGGCACCAGCCGTGCCGCTCATCACCTTGGCCGCAACGAAAGCACGCTGCGCTACGCGCTGCGGCGAAATAAGCCCCTCCGCGTCTCACCAGCCGTCGCCCGCGTCGCCGGTTTGGAGGAGGAGAACCGCCTCCTGCGCCTCGTCTCCAAATCCACCGGCGGACCCATCAAGCCCCGCATTATTCCCGGCAAGGCGTCGCAGGCCACCGTCGTCATCGCCATCGGCGACAGCCACGACCAGCCCGACATCCCGAAGGACCGCTTCCGGTGGATCGGCAAGCACATTGCTGCTAACCCGCCCGACCGCATCGTTCACATTGGCGACTTTGCCTCGTGGGACAGTGTCTCAACGCATGAGGAGAAGGGCAGTGCCGGGCACGCGGCACGTCCAAGCTTTAAGCACGACCTTGAGAGCTGCGAGGAGGCAATGTGCGCCCTGTACAAGGAAATCGACCACCTCAATATTCCGCAAGACATGACGGCGGGAAATCACGAAGACCGAATTTTGCGGTTCGAAAACAAAACGCCGGAAACCGCAGGCACCCTGTGGGCGCAGGTCGAGGAGATGGCGGCGAGGTATCGGTGGCGGATCCAGCCCTACGGCCACTGGCTGATGATCGACGGGGTGGGCTTCATTCATGTCCCGATGAATGTCATGGGGCGGCCATACGGCGGCCAGCAGAGCGAGAACCAGATTGCGAACCACGCGACCCACTCCGTGGTCTTTGGGCATACGCACCGTCACACTTTCCGCAAGACGCCTAAGATCGGCGTCAACAATAGCATCGAGATCATGAACCTCGGCTCGTCCATGCCCGACGGCTACGTCGCCAAGTACGCGGGCACATCGACGACGGGCTGGAGTTATGGCATCTGCGAGCTATATATTCAGGGCGGCCACGTCGTCCAATACCGTCACATCAGCATGCGCCAGCTTAAACACCAGTATGGGGGATAGGGCATGGACTTTGAAGACGACGAAGACGTCTCCACCAGCGAGATCCTCGCGCCAGAGCTGTTCTTTGACATCGTGGCGCAGCGTGCTATCGCCTTTGTCCACGTCGCGCGCTTCGCCGAGACTGCCCTCGATGAGCGCGTTCAGGAGCTGACGTTCCAGATGATGAGCAAGCTCTGCATGTCCATCCGCACGCCGTCCACGGCGGAACTCAAGGTAATCGATTGACACAGCACGTCCTCAACCTCGACGGCCAGATCATCGACATCGACCGCCAGTTGATGGAGATCTCGCGCGCCGAATGCGAGGACGAGCTGGCCATGTTCGTGCGGCAGGCGTGGCACGTCATCGAGCCCGGCCAGCCATACATTCACGGCTGGCACATCGACTTCGTCTGCGAGCACCTTGAGGCGATCACCCGGGGCGACGAGCTGGACAGTGGGCAGCTCTACAACCGCCTGCTGATCAACGTGCCGCCGGGTCCGGGGTGGGTCGAAAACCTTGTCATGACCGACAAGGGCCGCGTTCGCCTCGGCGATATCAAGCCGGGCGACATGGTCCTGACCCACAAGGGGCGCTTCCGCAACGTCAGCGCCTGCTACTCCAAGGGAGCGCTCGACACGCTCGTCGTGAAGACACGCAGTGGCCGCGAAATGGTCCTGACGCCCGACCATAACGTCCTGACCCCTGACGGATGGGTCGAGGCGCGTCACCTCGTCATCGGATCAACGCTCGCTGTTGTCACGCCAGAGGCTGGCTTGGCGAGTGATCTCATTTCGCCAGAAGAGGCCCGCATGCTCGGTTACCTCATTGGCGACGGGTCAATCACGCAGGCCACTGTTTCATTCACGAACCACGATGCTGATACCATTGAAGACTTCGAACATTGTGCCGCAATTGTAGGGTTTGCGACCAAGCGCGCGGATCGCGGCATTGTGCGCGTGCATGGCGGGGCTAAGGTTCACGACTGGCTTGAGGGTCATGGGCTATTCCGAGCCTCGTCCTATGACAAGCACATCCCGGACGCCATTCTCAAATCAAGCAATCGGATCATTCAGAACTTCATCGGAGCCTATTGGTCCTGTGATGGGATGTTTGACGTTCGCCCGACAAAGGCTAGGGGGTCAAGTTATCGTGCCTCGGCCACGACTGTCAGCAAGCGTCTAGCGGGCGACCTCATGCACGCGCTGACACGTATCGGCATTCGGTCTGTCTTGCGGCCAAAGGCTAGGAGGCTCGACACTGCGGCCCAGCCCGGCGGCATCTACCGATCTTACAATATTGAAGTCTACGCCGAGGAAGACACGGCGCGCTTTATCGACATGCCGGGGCTATCTGCGCGCAAGAACGCTCTGGCAAAGATGTGTGCGCGCCGCCGATTTAATAGCGTCCTCACGGAAGATCCTGTCGTCGAAATTCTTCCCGGTGGCGAGCGTGAGTGCATGTGCATTTCGGTTGACGAAGATCATTCGCTTACATGGTCTGACATCGCCGTCCACAATACGATGAAATCCCTCCTCGTCGGCGTCTTCTGGCCCGCGTGGGAGTGGGGGCCTCAGAACCTGCCGCACCACCGCTTCGTCTGCGCCAGCCACAGCCTCGACCTCTCGATCCGCGACGGCCTGCGCATGCGCCGCCTTGTCACGTCTGAGTGGTATCAGGAGCGGTGGGGCGACCGCGTCAGCCTGACCGGCGACCAGAACCAGAAGACGAAGTTCGAGAACACCGCGACCGGCTTCCGCCAAGCCGCCGCGTCCGGCTCGATCACCGGCGCGCGCGGCGACCGCGTCGTCATCGACGACCCGCACAGCGTGGACGGGGCGAACTCCGACGCCATGCGCGAGACGACCGTGCAATGGTTCAAGGAGGCCGTCCCGACGCGCCTCAACAACCCCGACCGCTCGGCTATCGTCGTCGTCATGCAGCGCCTGCATCAGGGCGACGTCAGCGGCGTCATCCTCGACGAGCAGCTCGGCTACGATCACATCATGCTGCCGATGGAGTTTGACCCAACACGCGCAGCGCCGACGCTGCTCGGCCTTGAGGATCCCCGCACCGAGGACCGCGAGTTGCTCTTCCCCGAGCGGTTCAGCGCCGCCGTCGTCGCGCGCGACAGCAAGGTCATGGGTCCATACGCGACCGCCGGGCAGTTCCAGCAGCAGCCCGCGCCGCGCGGCGGCGGCATCATCAAGCCCGACTGGTGGGAGACGTGGGTCGAGGAGGGCTGGCCGCCGATTGACTACGTCGTCGCCAGCCTCGACACCGCCTACACGACGAAGACAGAAAACGACTACAGCGCGCTCACGATCTGGGGCGTCTTCTCGGGCGACATCAACAGCGCCCGCGCTGACAATTTCGTCAACGCCCGGGGCAAGCTGCGCAACAACGCCGAGGAGGCGGCGCGCTTCGACGAGGGCGTCCGCGTCAGCCAGCTCCTCGACCACAACCCCGAGAGCGTGCCGCGCGTCATGCTGATGGCTGCGTGGCAGGAGCGGCTGGAGATGCCCGACCTCGTCCGCAAGGTCATTGAGACCTGCAAGAAGTTCAAGGTGGACACGCTGCTCGTCGAGGCCAAGGCGTCGGGCATCAGCGTCAGTCAGGAGCTGCGCCGCCTCTACAACAATGAGGACTTCGGCGTCCACCTGATCAACCCCGGGGCCATCGACAAGCTCTCCCGGCTCTACTCCGTCCAGCACCTGTTCAGCGAGGGGATCATCTACGCGCCCGACCGGCACTGGTCCGACCTCGTCATCCGGCAGTGCGAGATCTTTCCGAAGGGCACGCACGACGACCTTGTGGACACCGTCAGCATGGCCCTGCGCTTCATGCGCGACCGGGGCTTGCTGACGCGCGCGCCGGAGCGTATCGCTGAGATCGACGCCGGTCGCCGCCACGTCGGCAAGGCACCCACACCGCTCTACCCGATCTGAGGGCTCACCCGTGATCCCCTACGCCGCCACAGCACCCATAAGGACGCACCTATGATCCCCGCCAGCGCCGTCATCGAAGTCCTGCGCCGCCCCTCGCCGGTCGAGCTTGGTCAGTACAAGGTTGAGGTCTGGGGCCGGGAGCCGCACGACTATGTCCGCGTCTATACCGTCGAAGCAAAATCTGATAGCCTCGCGGCGCAGGATGCCCTACGTCAATTCGGCGAGGAGATCTCCGCGCTTTTGTCTGAGGGATGATCCATGCCGCTGCCCGGCCTTGTTAACCCAAACATCCGCCTGCCGGGCCTGCCCGCTCCCAACGTCTCCGCCCCCACCAGTGACACCGAGGTGATCATTGAGCAGGGCGCTGACCTGCCCGAGATCGACGATGCGGGCAACGTCATGCGCATTGAGCACGACGATGGGTCAATTTCAATTAGCCTTGACGGCAAGCCAATTGAGCCGGGTGCAAAAAAAGAAAAGGGAGGTTGGTTTGCCAACCTCGTCGATGATATTG